TGCGTATGCACGACAAGACTGCTCGCATCAATAACTTAATTGATACTGGTACTGAGCCTACTAATGAGTCTTTAAAGGATAGTTTTGTAGACCTACTTAACTATTCAGCTATTGCAATTATGGTCTTGGAAGGTACTTGGCCTAAGTAATTCAGCACACCTAGTAGATAAGAAGCGTAGAAAAGTAGATGACTAAAGAATTACACCCGATACTGACTGACCTAGTACCAGCAGTGGCTAACTCTATTGCTCGTAGATTTAAAGGTTGGGTAGAACGAGATGATTTAAAGCAAGAGCTTTATCTCTGGGCTTTAGGTAGGCAGAGTCAATACTTAGATCAACTTAATGAAGAGAACAAAGAGAAGCGCGAGTATAGTGTAAGTAGAATTGCATTTCAGATGCGTAGAATTGCAGAGAAGTATGCTCGTAAAGAGAAGGCTCGTAAGGCTGGCTATCATACCTCTGATGAGGTCTTCTACGATACTGCAACTATCGCTAGGTTAATGCCATCTATCTTACAATCTGTAATAGAAGGAACTGTACTAGAGCAAGCACAAGATTTAATAAATGATGGACAACCTCGCAAGCAACCAGCACCTTCTGAGGGTGGCAACCTTCTTGCTATCTTAATAGATGTAAAGAGATCATACTTAAAGTTAGAAGAAGAAGACAAGATTATACTTCGTATGCGCTACTACGATAACAATACCCTTCAAGAGATATCACAATACTTAGAGGTAGCAGTATCCACTGCTGATCGCAGATGCACCTCAGCTCTGCGTAGGTTGCAAGATAACTTGGGCGGGGATTCACCTTGGGCATAGATGTATTAAGAGAGTCTGAATTATTTGATTACTTAAGAGAGTTCCACTTCTCTGATCTGAGTAAGAGTGAAGATGAGTTTGATAGCTTTGACTGTGTAAGTATGGAACATAAGATGTTTATTGAATTGAAATCTAGGAAGACACACTATGACGATCTGTTAATAGAGGAACACAAGTACTCCTCTCTCATAATGGCGGCTGGTATCAGGTCCCTTACTCCCTGGTATATCAACTCCACACCTAACGGCATCTGGGGGTTTAATCTCTCCAAACTCCCAATGCCTAAGTGGGAGGACAAGTGGCTACCTATTACTACTGAGTTCGCTAATAAGAAAAGCAGGTCTAAGCCTGTTGGTTATCTCAATATAAAAGACGGGGAAGAGTTTTGATTTACGAATATAAATGTAATAGCTGTAACCTAGTCAAGTCTGTTGAGAGATCTATCTATGATGATGAGGATATCCCTCTGTGCTGTGGTGATCTAACCAGTAGGGTTTTCTCACCCCCACCTATAACCTTTAGAGGTAGTGGGTTCTATACAAATGATAAGTAATCTGTTATACTAATATCACAAGGCTGGATCCGATATCCAGTTGAGTGCTGGCAATAGCCCCTTCGGTTCCTATCCCGAAGGGGTTTTTGTCTTTAACAATTAAGAAAGCCCCGCAGAAAATGAACGAAACTGCGAGGCTTATTGTCCCTAGGAAGGAAGGGAACTCTATATTATATCAGTAGTAATTGTTTCTGAGGAAGAACCTATACGCCTTGCAAGGAGAGCCGTAACGAGAGTCAATGTATTTAAGACCTCGTAAGATTTGGTATTCGCTTCGGTGATCTTTCTCTCTAAGGAGCTGAGCAATTCCGTAAGCACTTGATCCTCTTTGGTTCTTTGCATAGTTATCAAACCTGCTCTCACGGGTCCAAAGGGACTTAAGGCAGGTCCACTCTCTTCCTCGCCAGTCCCAACCAGCCGAAGCGTAGTCTTGTGCGAGCTTTCTATTACGACTCTTCTCATCTTGTGTTGCCTTCCTATTCTCTATAACTCCATTTGGTATTTGTTTTACTGTTGGTGTTGATAACTTACCTTCTGCGAAAACGATTAGACTTAGTGTTGCCAGCGATATCAAGCCATTTCTTACCCATATTTTCATCAGCGTTCATCTCTTCCTCTAGGTAGGTGCGATAAACATTTGGGTAATCTCTACTCAAACGAGCCAACGCCCTATCCCTAGCTCTACGATAGTTTCTCTGACGAACGGCCTGTGCCTTCGCCCCTTCTATTCTCTTTTCTACAACGCTCACTTACTCCACCTATCCACACAATTAGCGATAGTGGCTAGGACTATTGGTGTTATCTCTATAAAGTCCATAGTTAACTTAGCCTCCTCCTCTGTCGTTTCATACTGTCCCACCCAAACCTTACTGTCTGGAGGGCTATTACGATACCACTTAACAGCCTCTAGGACATCTTCTCCGCCCCATATAGCTATTCCCTGAGCATCTGACACCTCATAGAATACAACATTAACCTTGCCCCTTCTAGGTAGTTCTAATACATCTTTCATCTGCTTGCCTTCTCTCTCTTTACTCTCTCGTTCTCACAATTTACACAGGTATCTGACTTATACTCTGCCCTATCAAACTCAACAGCACAGGTATCGCAGTTAATTAACTCCTCATAGCCTCCATTATAGGCGTAGTCATCTCCGAATAGGTAGCGTGGCTCGCTCATACACTTGCCTCTTGTATCCTTTTAATAAACTCTAGGTAAGTTTCCTTTACATAGTGCTTACAGTTAGTTTTGTGTTGGTCATAGATATACTGGTCGCATATCAGACAGTTATTATTGTCGTCATATATCTCGCTCATACACTCTCCTCTATAACTACCTTATTGATTAGACAAGCTCGGCATATAGCGTGGGTTAAATCGCTATACCATTTACCAACTACTTGATTACAATAGTCACAAGTAATGGTGTCGCCATTTCCCTCTGTGAACTCATACCCTTTCATCTCCACCGCTCTCCTCCTCTCTCTCGCTCTCCTCTATTAGCTTTACCATATCGTTGATAGTCATCTCACTCATTTACTTAACTCCTCCCTCTCTTTAGTTAGCTGAACCAACCTCTCGGCTGAGGTCTTTAACTCCTGTAAGTAATTAACGCAGTCGCACTCACTTATTGGGACTAAGTGGTCGCCACATATTGCTGGTGTATAACTCATTTATTCATCTCCCAAGTTAGGTCATCTAGGTAATGCTCAAAGCTCATACCACTATGAGCCTCGCTATCCCACTCCACTACCCAATTAGGTGTGGTATCAGGCTCTCTCCAAAAGATTTCATAGCCATTAAACTCATCCCAAAATAGGGTTAGTTCATATTCGTTGCCCTCATACTGAAAGCAGATATACCGCTTCCAAGCCGTATTCTCCTCGCTAGAGTGAGAGATAACTATCTTCTCCTCTAAGTGTCTTTTAATCTTACTCACTTCGCTAATTCCCTCTCCATTAGTTGTTGATAGTGGTCGTTCCACCATAACTTAGCGTTATCACTTATCTCAGCACTCCACCATAGGCTAGTGAGAGCTTCATTTATCTCTTTTAATTCTTTACTCACTTGCGCCCACCTCCTCAGCGATATAGCCCTCAGCTAATACACCTTCAAAGAAGTCCCATATTTTCATAAGTCCTTCTCTTATCTCAGGCTCTCCCGTATCTATCGCCATTAGTTCAGCAAGCCTTAGCGTTGAGCCAAAGCCTTGTATATCCTCATAACTATATCCAAGCATTAGGCACTCACCTTATTCTTGTTATCGCTACACTCATTACAAACTATGCCTAAGCCGATAACAATATGGTAGCTAGGTAATCTCTCTCCATTACCAAACTCAAAATATAAACCATCGTGAGTATCACAAACTACACACGCTGGTTTAGCCTTCACTCTCTTACTCATACTCTCTCCCTCTCGCTCTCTGTTGGCTCTGCTGGAATTAGATAACCGCCTAAGCCCACCTCTAAGTTAGTTTCTATTAGCACTCTATCGCCAGCGTAAAATACTTCCGCATTAGGCAATATATTTTTAACAGCGATAATTAAATCGCTTATTGTATCCGTATTCATTTTCTCTCCTATCTATAAGCGAGCTATCTGCTCGCCCTCTCCTACTGTTAGTAGAATACTACACCACACTCCCCTAGACAAAGAGTGTAGCATAGTCCGCCACTAAATTAGTTCGCGCCCTCTATCTCCTGTAGTTGTTTTATATCTTCATTAGTAGCGCAGTCATCACAAAGATAGTTGCCTTCGTAATCTTTCGCTATATCCCACCAATTAGAATTAGTTATCTCCCACCCGCAGGATTTACATATAAATTGCTTCACTTGCTCACTCTCTTTCATACACTCGCCCCTTCTGTATCTAATGCCCACTGCTCTACGCAGTCAGCGCACCTAAGGTCAAGGTTAAGAGCTTCTAACTGATACTCCTCACCGCAGTCTATACAATAGCCGTTCACTTGCTCGCCCTCTCTCTCATAATCTGAGGGTGTCCTAGATACCTTCTAACCTGCGCCAATTGGTCTAGTCTGCCCTGATAGTAGTTGCGGTCTGCGCTCTCTGTGCCAGTAGATAACCTCTCCAGCACCCACTCCGCTTCTGTGTTTAAGAATTGCTCCAGCTCTTTCATAGTTAGCACCTATCGCAAGCGGGTTGCGCTTGCCCTCTCTCTTCTTCGTAGTTAATTAGTGCCCCGTCTAATCCCTCGCCACAGGTTAAGCAGAGCACACTCCCTTCTTCTAGTATTTTTCTCATAGCCCGCACCCCACTCCCCAGCAATAGCCCTCTCCCGTCCAAAATAGGCGGGAACTAATCAAGTAAAATCCAGCTAAGAGTGAGAGCCAAAACACCGCCCTCACTATCGCCCGCACTCTGTAATATGTAGGTGAGCGCATTACTCCGCCCCCTCTAATGCTTCCTCTACCTCTCCCACCGCTTCAAAGAATAGGTCGGAATAGTAAAGATATAAGTCTAAGCTCATTAAGTTGATTATATTGATCTCTCCGCCCACGCCTAACTCCGCGCTCCCTCTGTCGGTGTAATCATTAGGCATTAAAGTCCACTCCTCAATTATGCGGTTATTGTAAACGGGTAGCCAACTGTCTATAAACTCCCCGCTTCTATCTTTAATAGTGTCTAAGTCCTCGCCCTGAGATAACTCAGCGCGTATCTCCTCCACCATACGCTCTACCGTCTTATAACTCATTTATTGCCCCTATCTGTCTAGTTAAAGATTACCGATTTAGTAATCTACCGCCCTCTCCCCTAGTGTAGCAGGAGAGAGGACAGTAAGCCACTAAATAGCTACCAATTCATTAAGCGAGCTGTAATCTGATAAGAATACGCCCGCCCGTTCGTAGCTCTTGATTATCCGCTTAATCTGTGCAGGTGATAACTCAGCTTCTACCCATACTGCGCCCCGATTATCAGCTAAAAGAGTGTGAGCTTTAATTACTTTAGCCATTACTTGCCCCCCTTGTAGGTGGATAGCGTAGCTATTCCCACCACTACGCTAAGGCTTAGTAAGCTAATAAGTATTACACCGACACAATTAAGCAGGGTTAAGGTAATCGCCCCTGTGCCTAGTAATACGAATAAATAAACGGGCAGTAATGCGCCAGTAATAAATCCTACTATTATCATTAGTAAGAGCTCCTCTCTTGTATGTGTCGGGCGTGACCTAGAAAATGCGTAGCCAGCTCTAAGTGATTACCGCTAAAGTTATTAATAAAGCTATCTAAATCATAAGTGCTTAGTAAGTAAGCTATAAGCTCTTTAGAATAGCCCATATCTTTCAAGCAAGCTTTAATGAACTTTACTTTATCGCTAAAGCTAAGCTCTTTAGTGAAAGCTTTATACTCTATTTTCTCATTAACTAATCTCATTAGTTAGTCCTATCTAGTCTAGTAATTAGAGCTATCTGCTCCAATAGGATAAAGATATACGGGTATCTACCCTATGTCAACTACCAAACCAAACTATTTTGGAGAGTGTCGCGGGGTAGCTGGCAAGGGGTGAGCGGTGGGGTGAGTGGGTGGAATAGCTAAGAGCTGGCAAGGGCTGGCGAGCTGAGAGCTGGAGAGCTGGAGCGGTTAGGGCTGAGAGCTGAGAGGGTTTATTAAATAAATGGGGGAGGCTATAAGAGCCGGGGCGGTAGTGCGCCAAAGAAAACTAACTAGGATTAAAGCAGAGCAGGCAGGGGGGCGGGGGTTGCCGTAGCCTGTGGATAACCGACCCGGGAGTTTAAGTTTTACAGCGTAGGTGGCCGTTACACCCCAAATAAATATATTTCCTAAAGTGTAATCAGCTAGTCCGTAATGTCCGTTTTGATATACTTTGTATGTGAGGTGTACCACATTTATAAAGATATTTTGTGAGAAAACGGGAAATGACCTATTTTTCCCGGCTTATATATAGTAGGGGAGTAAAACGGGGTGT